CGCAAAGGAGGCAACCAGTGAGTGAGTCAAAATGCCAAATTAATGGCAACAAGATAGAACCGTGCGCGGCGTTGGCAAAATCTCTCGAATATGGAAATCCAACATTCAAGAGTAAAGGCATATTTATCCCGGAGCGTGTGAACATAAACACCGGCGAGTCATGCATAGATATTGCTCAAATTCACTCGGGGAAATATATCGGTCGTGGCGTTGCAATGTGCTTTTGCCCGTTCTGTGGTGAAAGTTTGAAAACGTGGGAAGCGGAGGCAGCCAGTGAGCAAAATTGACCATCAGGCACTGCGTGAGGCGGCAGAGCAGGCAATGCATGACGACTGGGGATTTGACGCGGACCTTTTCCATGAGCTGGTAACACCATCGATTGTGCTGGAACTGCTGGATGAACAGGAAAGAAACCAGCAATACATCAAACGCCGCGACCAGGAGAACGAGGAGATTGCGCTTACGGTTGGGAAGCTGCGTGTTGAGCTTGAAGCAGCAGAGAACAACCTTATTGATAGTGAATGCCATGTTGCTGAACTGGAAGAAGCTCTACGCGATAAGCAGGCGTTACTTGAAGCCTCAGAAAAGCGCAACGCAAAATTACAAAGCGAGAATGCATACATCCGCAACCGGTACAAAGAACTGGACCTATTAATCGGGAAAAACATTCTGGTCATGCAGGCTGCCATTATCGAATGGCAGGCAACTGGCGACGCTAAGAGCGGACTAGCATGGATTTATAACACACTGTTTGGCCCTGGCGAATTACCGGACGAATCTGAGAAAGATGCTCAGGCCTACTTTAATCGCAAATATGCACCGATTGACGAAAAGCTTATGGCGCTTCACAAGTGGTTTTGGGAACAAAGTGAAGCCGAGCGCGCCGCTGGCATTCGCATCAAAGGAGAGTGAGATGAACGGACAAATCTCAATTGTTCGACCGGGAGCATGTGACGATTGCGAGATACGAATGATTATTCGTCTGGCGAGGGGGAAAACAATAACTGCTCTCATTACTCCAGAAAATCTCGCATTAGCATTAACCGGAAAGTCAGACCTGCCAGTAGAGCTAAAGCTGCGAAATGTTGAGATTAAGGTGAAATAGCTATGACCACTATTACCAAAGAGCGACTGCTGACAATCAAGCAGTGGCGCGAAACATACGGACCGGGTAGCAACGTTGTACTGCCAGCAGAAGAAGCGGAAGAACTGGCACGAATTGCTCTGGCATCGCTGGAAGTCGAGCCGATAGGTTTCCGTTGCAGGCGCAATGATAACCTTGGTGATTGGAGTTACGTATATCATCGAGAGCCAGATGATTTTGAGCGCAAACATTTAGTGATAGAGGGCATTTACGCCGCCCCTCCAGCGCAAGTAGTACCGGAAGAAAAACCAATGCCTAATCCTCTTAGCATGTACGCGGTTGATGCTGTTGCCGCTATTGCAGAGGTGAGAGGCTGGAACGCCTGCCGTGCCGCTATGCTTCAGGGGAAAGGAGACTGATATGGATAAAAACACCACTGCTTACTGGAATCTGTCACTTGATACCGAATGCCCAAAATGCGGTCACAATTTCGATCTGCTTTGTGACGCTGATTTCTGGGAGTTTTCTGGAGCTAAACAGGCATGTGAAGAAATAAAAGGTTACGAAACATGCTGTCCAGAATGTAACCATGAATTTAAAACAGATTTCGTGTATTGAGGCATAACAAATGACCACTATTACCAGAGAACAGGCACAGAAAATTATTGAAGCAGCCGATGAGGTTATTAGTGCGCTTGCCGGAACTAACGAGGATGTTCACCCTGGTAGCGATAACATGCTACGCCTGTGGGATGACCTGAATGACCGTTACGCGCCCCCTGAAGTTGTGCGTGAGCTGGCACGAATTGCACTGGCATCACTGGAAGCAGAGCCTGTAAGCCAAACTTACAACTTGCCAGAATTAATCGAAGGGATGGAAGTTTCCATTGATGTAAGCACTTGTGATGCTGATTTAGGTAATCGCTATTTCGGTACCGTCACCGAGGCGTTAGAACTTGATACAGCCAAGAATGGTTACATCCTCCTAGTTCAGGACGCAGAGCCAAACTTCGATGTAAATGGCAACTCTCCGGTAATTCCGGGCGGTTGGATAAGCTGTAGTGAGCGAATGCCGGATAGCAAAACAGCCGTTCTTGTTGCCAGGGAGTTTGACAGGAAAGGTGACTGGCGAATGAAATGGGCGACTTACATCCCGGGGCATCCTGACGCTAATGATGGGTGGGTAATACCTGGTGCGTCGTGGATACCATCACACTGGATGCCGCTACCAGAACCGCCGCAGGAGGCAAAATGATGGATGTAAAAGAGAAGGTTTTGCAGGTGATACGTTCCCGTGCGGCCCTGCAAGAGAAAGCTCTCGGCGGGGAATATCCATTCACGATAGCAACCTGGAATCTGCGGTTGGCAATGGAGAAGGAATTTCCTGATGAAGAATGGCGCTCGGCAGATTTGCGCAAAATTCTTATGGAGCTGGCTAAAGACGGAACAGTATCTAAAGATACCCATGCCAGCCGGATTGGTCAGGCGGTATGGAGACTGGAGGTGAGGTAATGGCTAAATCCGCAGCAGAACGCAAAGCCGCGCAGCGGGCCCGCCAGGCTGAATCTGGTAACCGCAAGCTTGAATTGCAACTCGATGAGCAGGAGCATGAGATGCTGGCGCGGAACTGCGCCGCCCGGCGCCCTGGTCGTGCGCCGTATGAGATGAGCGAGTACATCGCGTTGCTTATCCGCCAGGATGATGCGCGAGTTCGTGGCCGTATCAAGTCAATCAGCACCAACCGCTGCGGCAAGTGCGACGATGCGCTGCCAGTCGATTCATGCCCGTGTGATGGTGATTCAGCATGTTGGGTGACACGTGGCTGGCATGAGACTAAGTTATCAGTGTGACATGTCACGTAGATGTTGACGGAATTTCATTGCAATTGTACTGTGTATTTATACAGTAATTTTCGGTGAAATAACATGGGGTCAAAAAATCCAAATTGCACGATCATCTATCGGGGTGAGTTTATCGAAAGCGTACCAGATGGTAGCTGGCTGATAATACAACGAGCAAAAGAGTATGGCGGAGGATTCTGGTTGGGTAAGGCTTATGTTGATTGTTTCTGGCTTGAGTTTGAAAAACCAATGTCTCTCCGCGATTGTATGCACTACAGCGTTGTGCATGATGGAATGGTTAATAACGGTCAGGCATTTGACGATGAATTTAAACTTATTTAGCAAAGGCCGCCGACTATGGCGGCTTTGTTTTGCGTGTTACTATTACCAAAACGGTAATTATTACTTCGGTGGTAACAATGCCCGCAGAACCAAAAGCACCAAAACGCAAATCAACGCAGTATAAGCCAATTACAGCGATGCAGGAGGCTTACGCGCAGGAATATACCAAATGCCCTGAGAATCAGACTCAGGCAGCGATTAACGCAGGATTTTCGCCAAATACGGCGGCAGTCAAGGCCAGTGTCATGATGCGTGATGAGCGTATCCAGAAACGGATCGCCGAACTGATGGAAGAGCGTAACAAGCGTTTGCGCGTCAGTGCGGACTACGTACTGCTCCGCCTGGTGGAAATTGACCAGATGGACGTGATCGATATCCTGAACGATGACGGCACACTGAAGCCTATCCGCGAGTGGCCAAAGATATGGCGTACTACACTGAGCGGTTTCGATTTGTCATCGACCATCATGAATATGAACGAGGATTCGATAGAAACAATCCTCAAAAAAATCAAATGGCCTGACAAGGTGAAGAACCTCGAGCTTATCGGTAAGCACGTCGACGTCAATGCGTTCAAAGAGCGCCTGGAGGTTTCCGGCACCGTCACCATTGCCGACCGCATGGCGAAGGCCCGCCGTCGCGTGAAAGAGCTGGATGGTGGTGAAGAATGACAGCCGCAGCCATGTCGCCGGAAGAGCAGCTTGTCGAGGATATTGCATCGTTCACATATGACCCGCTGGGCTATTCGCTGTATGCGTTTCCGTGGGGCGAAGAGGGGACAGAACTGGCGCATGCCACCGGCCCGCGAAAATGGCAGGCAGACGCATTCCGCGAGATACGCGATCACCTGCAGAATCCAGCAACGCGTCACCAGCCGCTGATGTTGGCCCGCGCATCCGGCCACGGTATCGGTAAATCTGCGTTCATCTCGATGCTCATCAACTGGGGCATGTCTACCTGTGAAGACTGCAAGGTGGTGGTGACCGCCAACACCGACAACCAGCTGCGCACCAAAACATGGCCTGAAATCATCAAATGGTCGAACCTGGCTATCACGAAAGAGTGGTTCACCTGCACCGCCACCGCGATGTACAGCAACGATCCCGGTCACGACAAACGCTGGCGCGCTGATGCTATTCCATGGTCTGAACACAACACCGAGGCGTTCGCCGGTCTGCACAACGAACGCAAGCGCATCATCGTTGTATTCGATGAAGCGTCCAACATTGCCGATCTGGTGTGGGAAGTTGCCGAGGGTGCGCTGACGGACGAAGACACCGAAATCATCTGGGTGGCGTTCGGGAACCCTACGCGTAACACCGGGCGTTTCCGTGAATGCTTCCGCAAATACAAACACCGCTGGAAGTGCGCGCAGATAGACAGCCGCACCGTGGAAGGCACCAACAAGCAGCAGTTGCAGAAGTGGGTTGATGACTACGGCGAGGATAGCGACTTCGTGAAAGTTCGTGTACGCGGGATCTTCCCTGATGCGTCTGAACTCCAGTTTATCCCGACAGGCCTGACTGATTCCGCAATGAAGCGCGTGGTGACAGCCGGGCAGGTGGCGCACGCTCCGGTGATTATCGGTGTTGACCCGGCGTATTCCGGTGTGGATGACGCGGTGATATACCTGCGCCAGGGGCTTCACAGCAAAGTGCTATGGACCGGCAATAAGACAACCGATGATCTGATTATGGCAAAGCGTATCGCTGATTTTGAAGACCAGTACCAGGCTGACGCTGTATTCATCGACTTCGGGTATGGTACCGGGCTGAAGTCAATCGGTGATGGCTGGGGCCGTTCCTGGCAACTGATACCTTTCGGCGGCGGCTCTACCGATCCGCAGATGCTCAACAAGCGCGGCGAGATGTTCAACAGCTGCAAAACGTGGCTGAAAATTGGTGGCGCACTGGATGACCAGGAAACGGCTGACGACCTGTCGGCGGCTGAGTACAAAGTCAGGGTGGACGGCAAGATAGTTATTGAGCCGAAGGAAGATATCAAAGAGCGGTTAGGCCGTTCTCCTGGCAAGGGTGATGCGCTGCTGCTGACGTTTGCTTTCCCGGTGTCGAAACGTATGAATATACCAGGACAGCAAAGCCAGCAGGGCAAGGCGTTGACAGAATACGACCCCTATGCATAGTGAATTGATATCAGAGCTACAACCAAGGCAACTAATGCAATGATTAGTGACGCACCAGTTAGCAAAAGTGATGCGGTATTCATCATGCGCTGATAATAGAATGCACGCATTGACTCTATTCTTTCACCGGTCTCAGCAGGGTCTTTTAATCCATTAGGGAATGTGCTTTCAAATCCTTCAAATACCTTTCTTTCAATGGCATTGTGCATGGCCATGTTCCACTCATGGGTTGAGTTCACAAAGGTATTAACAATTTTTTGTTTAATTTTCATGGTCCACTCGCTGTGATAATCGAATGAGTGATTATGCCATACAAAAAAGCCCGCGCATCGGCGGGCTGAATGTGACATGTCACAGCGTTATATCAAATCTTTCCATTCTACCCATTTTCCAGTTCTGCGATGGACCTCATCTCGTTTCAAAAACAGCAACTCCCTGCATCGTTCGCAGCCATCAAACTCATCGGAATTATTCTTGAAATTTTTTGCTCGGCGATACGTATAAATCCCGCAAACACAACGAGCAACATAGCGAGCACCTTTATTTTTTGCTCCTTGCGTGACAGCAAGGCCAATTATTGTCAATCTCCCGCGCTTTCTTCCGATCATTGCTTTCACTTCTCGCCGTTGTTGCGGGTTTTTAATGTTATATACAGAAAACACTGGCAACGGCAGATCGCTGTCTCCTGTCTGGATAACTTTGTTTGGTGTCCAATCCACGCCCTTACCAACAACTCTCGCAGCAACCCGGTCAACCGGAAGGCGCTTCATGTCAAACAGGTCTTTGCTCATAATCTCACCTTAAAAAAATGCCCACCGAAGTGGGCGAACTGGAAGTAAGGGTGCCTTCCATGGCAGTTACGGGTTTACAGCGCAACGTCATCGCAATGGCGTTCTGCTGTAAAAAAAGTGTCGGTACCAGCGAGGGGCAACTCGGGATGAATCTGGCACCGACAAAGTCACACAGCAATTACATTGGCACTACGGTTTACCACGGTCCTAACGTGATTCGTTTGTGGTGGCTGGTGCTGAACTCCAGCTCAGTGGCGCGGTGTTTCAATATCGTAACCGCCCGTTCCATCCGCGTTCGATCAGTCCATATGCTCGCTTAGAACGTTTCGCCTGCTTATCTTTTCTCAACCGTTTGACGGTCAGCCCCGCCATTCACCACAACGGAAAGAGCACTGCGCGGCACCTTTCACCAATCCGCGAGGTCTACGGGTTCAATGCTCTTACCTGTTATGTGCCTGATGCCGCAAATTTCGACCCGTCAGGCGCGAATCCTCATAACCGATTAGCGGCTTTCGTTGCTGTGGTGCTGTGCGTCAGCATTTCCTTCGTCGCCTTGGTATCCGCCGCAACCGAACCAACTAGCATCAGGAAAACCACAACATTGAGAGCACTGCACTTTGCTTCGTACTCCGTGGCAATCATGTCCACCATGTAAACCTGCAATGCTCTCATCGTTGCATCCTCGTCTCTTCCGAGGTGTCACACCGTATCGCCACGATGGTGAGTCGTCTGTCCGTGCTTACCTAACACTGGCTTGCACATTCCGGCTACCCGGCTGGGGAAGTAGCATCAAGGGAACCCATCCGGACCGCTGCGGCACATGTGCCATATGCCGTACAACCACTGAGTTATATCAACATCAATTACCTAAAAGGTAATATCTGATGTTATATGTGTCAATATCCTACGCTAAATAAATCATATGTGGTTAAATTGGTAATAATTTAATTGCGTACGGAGCTATTGCTATGTGTATCGGCAGCAAGCCATCAGTGCCAGCAGCACCAGAAGTACAGGCCGCGCCACAGGAGCAGGATGCAGCAGTTGTCAGTTCTCGTGATGACGAAGAGCGCCGCCGCCGTGCAGCCGCTGGCCGCAGTTCCACTCTGCTGACTGGTGCGCAGGGCGACACCTCAACCGCAAACACCAGCGGTAAAACGCTGCTCGGTCAGTAACGGAGTAGGCAGAGATGGCGGAAACCGAAAAAGAGCGTCTGCTGAAGCAACTCGCACAGTTGAAGAATGAGCGCACATCGTTCGAGTCACACTGGCGTGACCTGAGCGACTTCATCAATCCGCGCGGTTCCCGCTTTCTGACGTCTGATGTAAACCGTGATGATCGTCGTAATACCAAGATTGTTGATCCTACCGGTTCAATGGCTCAGCGCATTCTGTCCAGCGGCATGATGTCCGGCATCACCAGCCCGGCCCGCCCATGGTTCAAACTGGCAACGCCTGACCCTGACATGATGGATTACGGACCGGTTAAGGTGTGGCTTGAAGTCGTGCAGCGCCGTATGAACGAAGTGTTCAACAAGTCTAACCTGTATCAGTCACTGCCTGTCATGTACGCCAGCCTGGGAACTTTCGGTACCGCTGCAATGGCTGTGCTCGAAGATGACCAGGACGTGATCCGCACAATGCCTTTCCCCATTGGCAGCTACTACCTGGCTAACAGTCCGCGCGGCAGCGTCGACACATCCTTCCGTCAGTTCTCCATGACTGTTCGCCAGCTTGTGCAGGAATTCGGTCTGGATAATGTCAGCTCATCGGTGCAAGGGATGTGGCAAAACGGCACGTATGAAACGTGGATCGAGGTTAACCACTGCATTACTCCAAACGTTAACCGTGATACCGGGAAGATGGACAGCAAGAACAAACCGTTCCGCTCCGTGTACTTTGAGACTGGCGGCGACTCCGACAAGCTGCTGCGTGAATCTGGCTTCGATGAATTTCCGATCCTGGCTCCACGCTGGGAAGTTAACGGCGAGGACGTTTACGCCTCATCCTGCCCTGGCATGCTGGCTCTCGGTCAGGTCAAAGCGCTTCAGGTTGAGCAGAAGCGTAAAGCCCAACTCATCGATAAAGCTACTAACCCGCCTATGGTTGCACCTACCTCGCTAAAAACACAGCGTGTTTCCCTGCTGCCTGGTGATGTGACGTACCTCGATGTGTTGAGCGGTCAGGACGGTTTCAAGCCTGCATACCTGGTAAACCCGAATACAGCAGATCTGCTCGCTGACATTCAGGATACCCGCCAGACCATCAACAGCGCCTACTTCGTCGACCTCTTCATGATGCTGCAAAACATCAACACCCGCTCTATGCCGGTGGAAGCGGTGATCGAGATGAAGGAAGAGAAACTGCTGATGCTCGGTCCGGTACTGGAGCGCCTGAACGACGAAGCACTTAACCCGCTTATTGACCGCGTGTTCTCCATCATGGCGCGCAAGAACATGCTTCCTCCACCGCCGGACGTTATGCAGGGTATGCCGCTGCGTATCGAATACATATCCGTGATGGCGCAGGCACAGAAATCTATCGGCCTCACCAGTCTGTCGCAGACCGTTGGCTTCATCGGTCAACTCGCACAATTCAAACCTGAAGCACTCGACAAGCTCGACGTGGATGAGGCTATCGACGCGTTCTCAGAAATGTCCGGCGTATCGCCAACGGTCATCGTTCCGCAGGAGCAGGTACAGGGTATTCGTGAAGAGCGCGCCAAACAGGCACAAGCCGCACAGGCAATGGCAATGGGGCAGGCCGCAGCACAGGGAGCCAAGACTCTCAGCGAAACGCAGACCACTGACCCGAGCGCATTAACCGCTATCGCTAATGCAGCAGGAGCACCGCAGCAATGACTGATATCGATGACGAAGGCCGAAAAGCAGAGATTGACGCCAAACAGCAACTTCTGGCGCAGCGCGATATCGACGACATCCAGTTCGTTATGGGCAGCGAGCAGGGCCGACGCGTGATCTGGTCACTGCTTGAGAAAGGTCAGGTGTTCGGAGCTTGCTTCAACGTAGATCCGCACATCACAGCATTCAACGAAGGGCAGCGCAACCTGGCTCTGGTTATGTTTCAGCGCGTCATGACGCACTGCCCAGATCAGTATCTGAAGATGGCCGCAGAGGCCAGAGAGGACAATTTATGACACAGGTACAAACCCAGCGCGTCGTGCGCCTAGATGGTTCCAGCCAGGTAGTTGAGGTTCCGGATCCTGCTCCGGCAGTAATTGGCGCTCCGACCACGACTGATTACGGCGGTGTAAAACTGGGCGCGACAATCGCGGCGCCAGCAGCCATGACTGCAACAGCGGACACAGCATCTTCGGCGTCTGATGTTGCTGGCTTGCTCACAGACCACAACGACCTGGTTTCAAAATACAACGCGCTGCTGACTGACACCGCGGCACTGCGCACCACTCTTGCCGCTGTTCTGGCTCAACTTAAAGCCAAAACGATCCCGGTTTAAGGAGATAACCAATGAATTTGTTTGAACGTCTTTTGCATCGTAGCCTTTGCAACGAACAACCTGCTGATGGTGGCGCTGCTCCTGCTGCATCTGAACCAGCAGCATCAACTGGTGATAATCAGGCACCCGCTGGCGATCCGGCTAAATCAGAAGGCGATAAGCCACAGCCAGGCGCTGAAGGTGACAAACATCAGGAAGAAAAGCCTGCTGATGGTGATAAGCCAGAAGAGGAAAAGCCTGGTGAAGACAAAGAGCAGAAGCAGGACGGTGCGCCAGAGAAATACGAGTTCAAACCAGCTGAAGGCCTGGAGCTTGATGCTGCTGCTCTGGAACAGTTCGAACCGATCGCCCGTGAACTGAACCTCACCAATGAGCAGGCGCAGAAGATGGTCGACCTGTACGGCACCAAGATCATGCCAATGGTCCAGCAGCAACAGGTTGAAGCATGGCAGAAAACCACCGAGCAGTGGGCTGCTGATGTTAAAGCAGACAAGGAGATTGGCGGCGATAAGCTCACCGGCAACCTGAGTGCTGCACAGCGTGCTCTTGCTCAGTTTGGTACGCCTGAACTGAAAGAATATCTGGAAGGTACTGGTCTTGGTAACCACCCTGAACTGGTTAAAGCCTTCATCAAAGTCGGTAAAGCCATGTCTGAAGACGGCATGGTCGATGGCAGTAATCAAGGCCAGCGTAGTGCGGCCGAAGTGCTTTATGGCTAATAAGAGAGGATATAACCATGACTGTTAAAGGCGTAAATGCGCTGACGCTGGCTGACTGGGCTAAGCGTACTGATCCAAACGGGAAGGTCGATAAGATCGTCGAACTCCTTTCCCAAACCAACGAAATCCTGACGGACATGATGTTCGTTGAGGGTAACCTGCCAACCGGCCACCGTACTACCGTGCGCTCTGGTTTGCCATCTGCTACCTGGCGTTTGCTTAACTACGGCGTGCAGCCAAGCAAATCAACTACAGTACAGGTAACCGACTCCTGCGGGATGCTGGAAACTTATGCCGAAGTTGACAAGTCACTGGCAGATTTGAACGGCAACACCGCTGAATTTCGCCTGTCTGAAGACCGTGCATTCATCGAAGGCATGAACCAGCAGATGGCTCAGACACTGTTCTATGGTGATACCAGCGTTAACCCCCAGCAGTTCATGGGCCTGTCTTCGCGTTACTCAAGCAAATCAGCAGGAAACGGGCAGAACATCATCGATGCTGGCGGTACCGGCACCGATAACACTTCTATCTGGCTGGTGGTGTGGGGTGAAAACACCGTTCACGGCATCTTCCCTAAAGGCCAGAAGGCAGGATTGCAGACTCAGAACCTTGGCGAACAGACTCTTATCGATGCCGCTGGTGGTAAATACCAGGGGTACCGGACCCACTACAAGTGGGATAACGGTCTGGCCCTGCGCGACTGGCGCTACGTTGTTCGCATCGCCAACATCGATGTGAGCGATCTGTCTGTTCCAGCTTCTGCTGCAAACATCGTCACGATGATGGTTAAAGCACTTCACCGCGTTCCTAACCTGAAGATGGGCCGAGCGGCTTTCTACATGAACCGCACAGTTGCTCAGGCACTCGATCTGCAATCTCTGGATAAAGCTTCTCTGGCTCTGTCCGTCAAAGAGACTGAGGGCGAATGGTGGACCACTTTCCGTGGCATCCCAATCCGTGAAACCGATGCGATTCTGGAAACAGAAGCGCGCGTTGTTTAACGCCTGTCATTAACTAATGGGCCTTAACCGGCCCATGAATGGAGAAAGAAAATGATCCTCGACAAACTGTTGATGTTCTCCGAGAAGCAGGCGGTTACAGCTTCTGCTGCTTCTACGGATGTGATTGACCTTGGACCTATCGACGGCACCCGCCGCGATATCGGTGTGGGTTATCCGCTGGAGTTCTGGGCAACCGTTGACACCACTGCGACCGCTGCCGGTGCTGCGACTCTTAACGTTCAACTACAGACCAGCCCGGACAACTCCACCTGGACCACTATCTACGATAGCGGTGCTTTGGCACTTGCTGCGTTGACTGCTGGCAAGCGCCTGTTCTCTGCGAAGGTTCCTGCTGGTGTTCAGCGTTATCTGCGCGTGAACTACACGGTAGGTACTGGCCCACTGACAGCTGGCGCGTTCACCTCGGGAATTAACCTGGATGTTGATAACAACAGCCCGTACTACCCGATTCGTTCAAAAGTGACTGGCTAAGGGGATATCGATGTCAGGTGAAAAAGCAAGATACCGAGTCCTGCGTTTATCACACATTCATAACAACCTATGGCCTGAAGGCTCTGAAGTTGAGTATGACGGTGAGCCGGGCACGGCGCTGGAGCCGCTGAACGATGCTGCACGTGCAGCAAAGGCTAAAGCAAAGCACAAAGGCGAACCAACGGTTGTCGTTGCTGAGCATGAGCCGCTGAACGATGCGGATAGCGCTGATGATGGTCTGGATAAACTCCGCGAAGAGTATGAGTTCCTCTTCAACGAGAAACCGCATCACAACGCCAAAGCCGAAACGCTCCGCGAGAAGATCGCAGATAAGCGTAAAGAACTGGGCGTCTAAGCCTCGCTAATCAAACAGGGGGCTTCGGCCCCCTTCTTGCAGGAGTCCGTTATGGATCTGGTAAACCTCAAAACCGGCACCGACACTTATCAGGATGAGGATGGTAAAACCCAGACTCGTGATGATTATCCGTGGGGCCTTTGCATTGAGTTGAACAACGAGACGCTCGCCAAACTCAAGGCAACTCCTCAATCTGCTGGCACTGAAGTAATGATCACCGCAAAGGCAACTATTCGCTCAACATCCACCCGCGAAACGGAAGATGGAATGCAGCATAACGCCAGCCTGCAGATCACTGATATGGCGCTAAGTCCAGTATCCGGCGAGCAACCGAAGTCAGCAGCGCAAACTCTCTACGGCGGGGAGGATGATTAATGGCCTCCGTTATCGAGATCTGCAACCGCGCGCTGAGCAATATCGGCAACAGCCGCAGCATTAACAGTCTGAATGAAGCCAGTAAAGAGGCCGGACAGTGCTCACTGCACTTTGACGCTTGCCGCGATGCTGCTCTGGCTGATTTCGACTGGAACTTTGCTACCAAGCGCGTGGCGCTGGCCGATACCAATAATCCGCCGCCTGACTGGCAATACGCTTATCAGTACCCATCTGATTGCGTGCGTATAACCGAGATCATGCCGACAGGCATACGCAATCCTACGGCTGCGCAGCGCATTGAATATGTTGTCGGTTCCAATGAGGATCTGACAGGTAAGCTCATTTACACCGATCAGCCGAAAGCGTGGTTGAAATACGTGGCGCGGGTTACTGACGTCAATATGTATGACGCCATTTTTATGGAGGCGCTTTCCTGGCGTCTGGCTGCTGCTATCAATATGGCGCTGACCGGTAGCGCAGATCTCGGTAACAACGCACTGACGATGTACAACCGCGTGATCCTGAGTGCTGGCTCACATAGCCAGAATGAATCCCAGGAGCCACAACCGCCGGTAGATGAGTTCACAGCAGCGAGGTTGTCATAATGGCTTTTAGCTGGATTCAACCGAGCTTTGCCGGTGGTGAAATTGGTCCGTCACTGTACGGCCGCATTGATATGTCAAAGTATCAGGTGGCGCTTCGCAAGTGTGATAACTTCATTGTTCGTCAGTATGGCGGTGTCGAGAACAGACCCGGTACGCGCTTTGTTGGCCCAGCTAAATATCCTGATCGCAAGTGCCGGTTAATCCCGTTTCAGTTCTCGACAGTCCAGACCTACGCGCTTGAGTTCGGTCATAACTATATGCGCGTCATTAAAGACGGTGCTTATGTTCTGACGACCAGCAACGTGATTTATGAGCTGGCAATGCCGTATGCTGATACCGACCTTTTCCGCATAAAATTCACGCAGAGCGCTGACGTTCTGACGCTGGTGCATCCTGCATACCCGCCGAAAGAACTGCGCCGCTACGCGCACGACAACTGGCAGATCGTCGACGTCACCACAAAAAACGGACCGTTCGAAGATATTAACGTTGACGAGACAGTGAAGGTATACTCCAGCGCCAGCACCGGAACCATTACGTTGACGGCAAGTTCTGCCATCTTCGGTGCTGAGCAGGTCGGAAAACTGTTCTATCTCGAGCAGCCTGCTATTGATTCCGTACCGGTATGGGAAACCAGCAAGACCACGGCAATCAATGATGTTCGTCGTGCAGACAGCAACTACTACCGCGCCAATACTGCTGGCAAGACCGGAACACTTCGCCCTTCGCATACCGAGGGAATGTCGTGGGATGGCTGGGGCGGTACCGGTTCAGATGATACCGGGATCCAGTGGGAGTACCTGCACAGCGGTTTTGGCATTTCCAGAATCACAGCGGTGGCTGGTGATGGACTGACAGCAACTGCCGATGTGGTTTCATTCATTCCTTCTCAGGTGGTTGGGTCCACTAACGCCAGCTATAAGTGGGCGAAATACGCGTGGAACAGCGTCAACGGCTATCCGAGCACTGTTGTTTACTACCAGCAGCGCCTGTACTTTGCCGCGTCTACCGCGTACCCGCAAACAATCTGGGCAAGCCGTACCGGCGATTATAAGGACTTCGGCAAGAACAACCCGATTCAGGATGATGACCGCATTATATACACCTACGCCGGGCGGCAGGTGAATGAGATCCGTCATCTTATTGACGTTGGTAACCTGGTCGCTCTGACTTCAGGCGGGGAATATACGATATCTGGGGACCAGAATAAGGTTCTCACGCCGTCAGCGTTCTCGTTCAGCTCTCAGGGAAATAACGGATCCAGTAACGTGCCACCTATCGCCGTGGCAAACATCGCGTTGTTCATTCAGGAAAAAGGCAGCGTGGTGCGAGATCTGGCATATTCCTTCGATGTTGACGGGTACCAGGGTACGGACCTGACCATACTGGCAAACCACCTTTTCCAGAAACACAGCATTGTTGACTGGTCATTCTGCATCGTGCCGTACAGCAGCGCGTTCTGCATTCGTGATGACGGCAAGTTGCTGGTGTTGACCTATCTGCGTGATCAGCAGGTGTTTGCCTGGGCACCGCAATCCAGCACCGGAAAGTACGAAAGCACCTGCTCCATCAGTGAAGGCAGCGAGGATGCTGTTTACTTCGTGGTTAACCGTACTATTAATGGGCAGACTGTGCGTTACATCGAGCGCCTTTCCAGTCGCCTGTTCACCAACGATGAGGACGCATTCTTTGTCGACTGTGGTCTGAGCTACGACGGGCGCAACACATCATCCCGCACTATGACTATCAGCGGTGGCACCGGAGACTGGAGTTATAAGGTTGATTATCCGGTTACTGTGAGTGGTGGAGCGTATTTCGTTAACACTGACGTAGGTGCTCAGATCCAGTTCCCGTACTCAGAGACGGATCCAGACACCAACGAACCGGTGGCTAAAGAGCTGCGCGGCGATATCATCTCGGTAACAAGCAATACCGCAGTTACCGTCCGATTCAATCGCAACGTTCCGGAGATACTTCGCAACGTGCCAACAACTAACTGGCAGATGGCCCGACAGACGTTCGGCGGCCTTTCTCACCTCGAAGGGCAAACGGTAAACATCCTGTCAGATGCCAGCGTTGAACCACAGAAAACAGTAACTGGTGGCTCTGTCACGCTGGAATCACCAGGCGCAGTTGTGCACATCGGTCTGCCTATCACCGCTGAATTCGAAACGCTGGACATCAATATCAACGGGCAGGAAACACTGCTGGATAAAAAGCAGGTCATTCCTACTGTAACGATGGTGGTCAACGCAAGTCGGGGCATATGGGCAACAACTCCGGGCGGAACTTGGTATGAATATCCGCAGCGGGAATTTGAGTTCTACGACGATCCTGTTGATGACGCTACTGGGAAGGTGGAAGTAAAACTCGACAGCAACTGGGATAAAAACGGACGCGTTAAGGTCCGCCAACTTGATCCTTTGCCTCTGTCAGTGCTGGCTGTTCTTCCTCGCCTTACCGTCGGAGGCTTCTGATGATTAACGCTCATATCGTACCGGCCACCGCAGAGCATATCGAATCAATTCTTCCGCATGTCCGCCAGGCAGATATTGACGAGTTTCTGGCAACCAATGGATGGAGTCCGCGCTGCGTGCTGGAAACTGGTCTGCGCACGTCAACATTTTGCTGTGCCGGATTGATTAACGGTGAAGTGGTGACTGTCTTTGGCGTAGCACCAGCATCGATGATCGGCGGCAGCGGTATTCCGTGGCTGGTGGGCACTGACGCGCTGGAAAAATACCAGCGTACTTTCCTTCGCCGCTGCGGAAAAGTGGTCAATGCAATGCTGACCGTTTATCCGTATCTTGAAAATTATGTTGATGCGCGTAACCACACTGCACGCATCTGGCTTCACTGGCTGGGATTCACCATTGATGAGCCTCAGCCATACGGCATTAATAACCTACCGTTTCACCGTTTCCACATGGAGAGAAAATAATGTGCAGCCCGGCTATCGCTCTTGCTGGCGCCAGTGTCGCTTTAAGTGGCGTTTCAGCATACAACCAGTACCAGCAAGGTAAGTATTCATCTGCTGTTGCAGAGCAGAATGCAGAAGTGGCCACGGCACAGGCACAGGATTCTATCAACCGTGGCAACGCTCAGGCTGATGAGGTTCGTCGCCGTAATCGTCAGGCCGCTGGCACCCAGGCGGCAACCATGGGCGCTACAGGTGCAGATCTATCCACTGGTGGAGCGCTGGATATCTTCGGCGATACAGCGCAGTTTGGCGCGCTGGATGCACTGACTACGGTGAATAACGCTCAGCGTGAAGCGTATGGCTTTCAGGTTCAGGCTGAAAACTACAAAGCTCAGGCCAACTCAGCACGCAAGCAGGGGAATATGGGGGCATTTACTACGCTGCTGACTGCTCCGCTTAATGCGTATGGTGCTTATAGGATTGGTGGTGGTGAATGGAACCCGTTCACACAAAGCACCCCAGCACCAATTAGTGTCGCTATCGGTACACCAACCGGTCGATAAGGAGACATAGAAATGCCAACAGTACCAACAGTCACCGGTCGTCAGGTCGAAAGCAGGGGGTTTCAGTCTCCTGGTTTTCAGGCATTAGATCAGCCAAACATTGGTGATGCTATCGTCGACGCTGGCAGCAAAGCCATCAACGTATTTGGAGAGGCCAAGCAACGGGCAAATGTGGCACTTACCCAAGAGGCAACTCTTCAACTGAATGCGGTTGGCAACGATCTGCTAAATAACCCTGATTCAGGATTCATGAATCTGCAAGGGAAGAACGCGATCGGCAAGGGGCAGGAGTACGTGCAGCAGTTTGATTCTCAGGCGCAGAGCATTGCAGCAAGCCTGCCGGATGAGCAGGCGCGAAATGCGTTTCTTCAGCAGGCACAGCAGCAGAGAATCCAGTTCAAGACGACCGCTGTTCGCCATGAAGTTGGGCAGGTGCGTCAGTACGAAGCAGGTATGCAGGAGGGAACGTTACGTTCGCTGGCACAGCAGGCGATTTCTCCTGGTCTGTTTGTTCCTGCATTGATGAATGCTCGTAATTCTATTATCGCTTATGGGAAAGCCCACGGACAGAGCGATGAGGAAATAGAGTCTAATTTCGTGCAGTGGCGTGAGCAGGCCGCCAACCGCGCCAGCGAAGCATGGTATACACCAACCTATCAGCAAATCATGGGGCCGGAAGGTAAGATCGAAGTTACCGACACTCCGAGCGAATCGCAGCTTTTTTCCGCGATGATCTGGCTGGAATCCGGAGGTAATCAGTATGGCAAAGACGGTTTACCACTGGTATCTCCGAAAGGTGCAGTAGGGGTGGCGCAGGTGATGGAGGATACGGGGCCGGAAGCAGCACGACTGGCTGGCGTACCGTGGGATCGTGATAAGTGGCTGAACGATACGCGCTACAATGCGAAGCTTGGTCAAGCCTACTTCGGCGCGCAGATGAAGAAGTATGACAATAATCCTGTACTGGCGGTGGCGGCGTATAACGCTGGGCCAGGTGCGGTTGATGGATGGATAAAGCAGTTTGGCGACCCGCGTACTGGTGCGGTGAGCAATGAGCAATTCGCTGCGGCAATCCCTTATGATGAAACTCGCAACTATGTCGCGAAAGTAACCGGCAGCGCTCCGGCGATACCAGGAACTGCTACGATGGAAAACCTCATCAATCAGCCTTTCTGGGATGCGATGAGTCCGCAGAACAAATCAGCGATGATGAGCAAAGTGGCAGGCATGTACGATATGCAAGCCGCAGCTGGTCGCGTGTCATTGCAAAGCCGCATGCAGGATGACCTTGCTAAATTAGAGTCAGGACAGAAAGTTAACCCGATCTCGGAACGTGAGTGGCTGGCGGTCATGCCGTTGCAGGCAAGCCCGGCGGAGCGCATTCAGATGCGCGAGTCATTCCAGCAATATCAGCAGGCGATGACGCTGCAACCGGTATATCAATCCATTGTTCAGGGGTCTGCGCAGCAGGGTATCGCTGCGGTGCAGTCTATGGTGCCGCAGGAAGATGACCCTGACTTTAAATTTAAGCAGAGCTTGTACGCAACTGCGCAGGCCAAACTGAATCAGGTAATTAAAGCGCGCGAGTCCGACCCGGGTACGTGGCTACAAGCCAACTCGCCGGTGGTGAAAAACGCCTTTGAGCAATATCAGAACAACCAGGCATCAGGTGAATATCTGGTTTCCCGTCTGCAAGCAGAGAAAGACCGCCTTGGTATCAATAGTAAGAAGGTACTTCCTGACGCCATGGTTAACAACCTCATTTCTCAGATCGATAACAATAAAGAATCAAGCGTAACCGCCATTCAGTCGGTGGCGCAGTCGTTCGGAAAATACTCCGATCAGGTTATGCAGCAGGTGCAGAAAAGCGCATATCCAGCGCTTCAAGTCATCATGGCGACCAATAATCCTCGGGCCGCCAACGCGCTCTGGCAAAACCGCAGTGTTAAAACTTCTGACCTGCGCGGCAGCTTTGAGAAGACAGACGCCGACAGCGCTGATTCATCTTGGAATGACCAGGCAAAAGATTTTGCCGGGACGATGGTTGTACAGCCTGGCGGGTCTGCCGTGTGGAACAACTTCAACGATCAGGGTAAACGCCTGACCTACACCTATATGCAGCGCGGCATGTCGCCTGGCGATGCAGCAAAACAGGCATATCAGGACGTTCTCGGTGAGCAGTATCAGACCAATGGCACCTGGCGTATGCCTAACAACGCCGGGCATGATATTCGTGACGTTAATGACGGCGCTAACGTGTACCTGAAGAATCTGTCAGCAGATCAGATCATGCCGCTAATCGGTGACGCCCGTCTGCCGGATGAGGTTAACCGAGAGCAAAGTATTTCCCGCATTCGTGATAACGCACAGTGGGTAACCAACAGCGACGAAACAGGGCTTACGCTGATGATGAATGGTCTGTTGATCAACAATGCGCAGGGGCAGCCGATTACAGTTTCGTTTGCTGACCTCGCGAAACTTGGCGCTGGCAACCGTACAACTTGGAACAGCCTGACCAAATTAGTGCAGACGCCGGTTAAGTACACTCCGGGCCAGTCGAAGAATTACACGGTAGAAAGTCAGCGTGAAAATCTGATCAACATTATCCAGAACGGCCAGCAGACGGGACGATAATATGCCGATTTATACAGATGACCCAGGGCAGGGAATAAACCAGCCGCTGTCGAATGCCCCATCAGGGCTTGGTGAATCGCTGCTTTCCTCCCTGAAAGAGGGATTCAAAGAGGGGCCTGTTGTGTCAGGTTATCGGTTTTCTCAAGCCGACCAACTGGCAAATGACCCAAATTCGACCATCGTCAGTAAATCTGACGCGGAAACACGCCTTAAAGAGTACGGCGTTAAAAGTATCAATGTGCCTGACGGCGGTGTTACACAAACATTCCTCGACCATGTGATCAGCGAGCGCAGAGAAACTCTGGCGAAGCAGCAGATCGCCATGTCTGCCCCGTCTGGATGGGTTGCCACTCCGCTTAACTTTGCCGCAAACCTTGCAGGATCAATGGCTGATCCCGGTAACGTGGCTTTGGCGCTGGTCCCGTTCGGTGGAGAAGCAAAGGCGGCAACTATGCTTGGGCGCTTCGGTGAGCGTCTTTCCACTGGTACTCGGCTTGGCGCTGCTCAGGCTATTGCCACCGTACCTCTGACGGCACAGGCAGCAGCGGCAGAAGGAGATGACTTCACATATGGCAACGCGCTGGAGAGCACCTTCTTTAACACCATCGCTGGCGGGTTGATGCACGCTGGCGGCGGGCTGATATCGGATGTGGTACGCTCCCGCAGGGCTGGTACTGTTGAAAATCCTGCTGCCTCGCAAGACGTTCAGCCTGTCGCTGATGCGCAGCCAACACCGGTGTTTACGCCTGACAATATACCGGCAGGCGTAAATATTCCTGAGTCCGGCACCAACGCCGATCTGTCAGCGGCAATCGCGCGGGATGCGGAAGCGTATGCCTACAGCCGCGCCTATGATGATGTTGTGCCGGAATATATGGTAAGGCAGCAGGAGCTACAGACAGGGAGCATTGACAACGTTGCGGATCTGCGAACTGAGTTGGTGACCAACAACAGGCAAAGTGAGGCACTTGACGCAACTCTGGCCCAGCGCACGACCGATTACCAGGCGCAACGCATGAAATTCAAAGCAGCACGAGCCAGGGCGCAGCGAGATATTGAGGTTGAGAAAGACGCCATCACCGCGCGTAACCAGGAAATTACGCAACAGATTGAACGTAATGCTGCAGCAGAGCAGGCAAAAGGCAGAGAGGCGCAACTGTCCCGCAAAGAGATACCTGACGACTTGGCGCCGTTGATAGCCCAGCGTGCGCAACAGATTCGCGAAAGCATGCAGATGTCGCCTGTGGCTGGCGCAGTGCGCACTGCGTCGGCAGCGGTTCGTGAGGCTGACTGGAGCGTTAACCAGCAGGCGTATCGAGGCTCACTGGCGCACATGATGGAAGGGCGCTCGCCTGATATTGAGCCATTCTATGATCTGCACAAACCAGCTCTACGCGAGCGTGCTATCCAGCGCATACAAAATCCGGTGCGGCAGGCTGATGAAGGTTCCCGCGCCGTCAGTGAAAGTGCGGATCGTGTGTGGCAGGATACGCAGAATGTTGACCATGAAATAACAGCGGCTACCGCTGATCTGGAAAATGAATTTAATATCAGTGATGCGCTGCTGAACGACATTGCCACTGACAATCCTGACCTGGCTGCGTCGATGCGGGAGAATATTGCAGCGATCCGTGCAGAGGCCAGTGACGACTCTATCGGAAAAGCGTACCGCGCTTTCGCCGCCTGTCTGATTAACCGGGGGCTGTAATGGCTAACGAATTTCTTACGCAATGCGAAATGACCGTCAATGCAGCTGCCGGGCGCAAGCTGTCTGATGACGAAATGGAATCTTTGGTGCGTGACATGAACGACACCACAAACCGGATACTGGCTGGTAATGAAGCACTGACGCTGGAAGAAGCAGCGATGCGCGCCGCGCAGGAGCTTGGTAATCGCGAGCAACTGGCTAAAGTCATTGAGGCACGGAATAAGGCCATTAATACCCGTATTGCAGCTCAGCGCCTTGGCGAGCTTCGCCGGACTTGGAAAGACCGTCCTGACATCGGTCTGGAGGCTATTCTTGTCGGACGTAATGACGCGCGCACTGGTTCCCGCCGCTCGGTATCCTCTGAGGTTGCCCAACTGCGCGGTAAGTATCATGCTGGTATCAACTATGATTTCGACCAGGCAGGACTGGTTAAATTTATTGCCAGTGGCAGCAATGACCGCGAGATAGCCGACGCCATGTGGCGCATTGGCCGCGGACAGAAAACGGACGGTATGACGCCGCAATCAGTCAGTGCCGCTAAGATCATCATGAAGTGGCAGGAAACTGCGCGCGTGGATGAAAACCGTGCTGGTGCCTGGATTGGTAAGATGCCTGGCTACATCGTCCGGCAGTCGCATGACATACTGAAAATCCGTGCCGCCGGGTATGAATCCTGGCGCAATACCATTCTGCCGCGGCTGGATGATGCCACCTTTGACGGGATCACAGACCGAGAAGGGTTCCTGCGTGGTGTCTACGACGGCCTTGCCTCCGGTGTGCACCTTACCTCTGAAAAACCAGACTGGATGAATGGCTTTAAGGGATCGGCGAATGCGGCCAAACGAGCCAGCCAGGAGCGGGTGTTGCACTTCAAAGACGGTGTTAACTGGCACGAATACAACGAGCAATTCGGAACTGGCAGCCTGCGTGAGGCAGTATTCGGCGGACTGAACAGCGCGGCGCGCACTACGGGCATGATGCGCGTGCTTGGTACCAACCCGCAGAACATGTTCAAGTACCTGACAGACACCATCGCAAAAGACGTGAGCAAGCAGAGCAACCCTTCGGCGCTGGCTGATTTCATGACCAAGGTGCGCCGCCTGAATCGCACGGTTATGCCACAGGTTGATGGATCGCTGAATATCCCCGGCAGTGTTGGCTGGGCTAATGCCTCAGCCAACGTGCGCGGCTGGCTGCGTATGAGTCAGCTTGGAGGAGCGGTCATTTCATCTTTTAACGACGTGCCAATCTCGGCGACAGAAATGCGGTATCAGGGCCAGAACTTCATGCAGGCGCTGACCGGCGCGATGAAGGGGCGCTTTTCCCGCTACACCAGTGATGAGCAGAAGGAGATCCTTTCATCTATCGGCGTTTACTCCGACACGATGACGCAGGAAATCATCCGTCGCATGTCTGGCGACGACAGCATGAGCGGCAAGATGGGGCGTGCGCAGCAGCTATTCTTCAAATACAACCTTATGAACTTCTGGACAGAATCCGGGCGTAACAGCAACGCCATGATGATAACAAACTGGCTGGCGAAGAACGCCGATCAGCAATTTTCTGCACTGCCGGAGGACCTGCGCCGCGTTCTGGACCTGCACGGCATAGGTGACGCTGAATGGAATATCTACCGCAGCATGGACATGGCAGACAGCGAAGGCCGCAAATTCATGACGACCAGCGGAATTCGTGGCGTTCCGGATGAGGTGATAGCCTCATATGTTGAAGGAAAAGGCATGAAGGTCACCGAGCGATCTATTGCCGATGCGAGAGACACGCTGGAAAGCCAACTTCGTGGGTATATTCTTGACCGACTAAACATCGCTATGTCAGAGCCGGGAGATCGTACGCAGGCGTTTATGAAGATGGGCACTGTACCAGGAACAGTAGCTGGGGAGGCAATACGTTTCGCTGGTCAGTACAAATCGTTCACTGCGAGTTTCATGCAGAACGTGCTTGGACGTGAGGTATTCGGGCGCGGTTATACTCCCGCTGGCCTGGGTGAATCAAAAACAGGATCGCTGACGAATGCGCTGCTGCGTAACGGAAAAGGTGCATTCTTGGGGGCGGCAAACCTGTTCGTCTGGGCAACCATGTTTGGCTATATCTCTATGCAGTCGAAACTATTGCTTAAGGGGCAGACGCCGCGTCCGGCAGATGCCAAGACATTCCTCGCAGCCGCATCTCAGGGCGGCGGCCTAGGCATCTTGGGCGACTTCATGTTTGGCGAAGTCAATCGCATGGGTGCTGGTCCAGTGACATCATTGATGGGGCCAGCCGCGTCGAACGCTGATAGCATTATCACGCTGTTCCAGCAGACAACGCGCGGCGATGCAGACCTGGGTGACTGGTATCGCACCGCGCTGGACAATACGCCTTTCCTTAACGTGTTCTGGCTGCGCACAGCAATGAATGGTTTAATATTGAACCGTATACAGGATGCTCTTGACCCTGGATCACTGGAGCGCTATCAGCGCCGTGTTGAACGGGAGCAGGGTAACGACTTTCTGATCCCACCATCGCAGTTCATGCTAGGGAAGTAATATGAACAGAATTATATTAATGACTCTTCTTATTTTTTTTGTTGGAAAAGCTTCTGCTGATACTACATCACCTTTAATGATTCAGCCTAAAAATGGAGAAACATTGGAGGATTCTAAAAAGCATACAATGGAATACTTTGGATGCATAAAAGGGCAGGCTGTAAAGTATGCCAAGACAGGAGAAAGTGTTGATTCCATATCAAAAGCTTCGGTTGTGTCATGCGAGTCATATATACCAATGATCGCCGAGTCGAATATATATTATTTAAACTCTTCGCAAGATGGTAAGCGGCAATTTACAGAAAGGCTAAAATCTGATGGTGAGAGATTAGCCACAAAATTTGCCATGGATGAGAAGATTAAAAATAAATAGGTGACCACATGCAAGCTATTGGTTTCATTGTTTACATAGTTGTTGGTCTTTTTCAGTTGGCTGCGATCATGGCTGGTCTTGAATCGTGGTGGGGACTGCACTGGATAGTGGCCGCACCCATTGCTTTCATCGTTAGTTATATCCCTTTGGTCGGTTCCATTGTTGGAATGGTTGGCGCTGTCGACGTATGGCGTTGGGAATGGTGGCAGGCAGGGCTTCTTTTCTTTGGCGGCCTGGTTTTTGCTATTGCGTGCGGGGGGATGTCTTCGTTCTTCGAATGGCTATCCTTCAGGAAAAGAGCGTGACATGTCACAAAGGCCGCCGAAGCGGCCTTAATTTTTTAACGCCCGCCAGGACGAGAATCGGCAGAACGACCACCGCAGCGTGATCCATCCGAAGCCGTATCGCTGTCATGCTGGCAGTTTCCAGCAAAAGCTTGTGTAGCAGAACCCAGAGAAAACAGAACAAACAGCACTGCTAATGCTTTTTTCATTTCTTATTTCCATGTGTAGGCCAATAAATTATGGCGAAGAATTGTAGCGCGTCCATGCGCTACCGTCATCAGAACTTACCAGCCATGCTGTTGATGTACTGCGTATGAGTCTGGATATCGCGCAGGCATTTACTGGCGCCGACAATATAGCTCATCATGGCCGCGAACTCTGCTACAGCACCTTCAACATCATGCCCGTCGGAATCCAGTTGGCGCAGCAGGTTCATCATCAAAGAGTGCTCTCTCAAACCAAGAACACCTTCAGGTGAATGGATGTGTTCACGGTAGTTTGGCTTGAGTGGGGCGCTGTATTCCTGTTTCTCTTCCGTCTTCATCGCTTCCAGAATGGCGGGCATGAAGCTGGCTACAACCTTTTGCGCTTTGTCTGCCGGTGATAATTCTTCACGAACGTATCGACCAGTGCGGCGGATTTGCGGAAGAACGTCGCCAGTTACCCATTTGCGGAAACGATAGGGGATAGTACCAGGAGTTACCGCATCGCGGCAGCGCAGGATCAGAGTGTAGAGGCCGGATTCAGAGATGATGAGGGTATTAGGGTTCCCTCGTTTTCCGTCGGTTAAAGCGACGGTATTCTTTTCGTCGTCATCCAATTTAAGCAGAGCATCACGGTTGTTTGATATACCAAGAGCATTACATACATCTAACGCAATAAACCATGGCTCGCCGTCGATGATGATTGCACGAATATCGGCTTGCGATTCGAAAGAAAAAACTGAAGTATTTTTTTGAGTTGTCATAGTGATCACCTTTTAGTCTGGTTAATCACCACCGGAGGTTCCAATCTCGGAGGTGGTGAACTGTGCAGGGTTGGAACTACCGGCTAAAAGGACCCGGCGCACCTTTCGGTGCCCCCACACAGCCCACCATAATGCGAATGTGGCCGTGCTTAACGCATAAAAAAACCGCTTGCGCGGTGAATGCGCCTTTTAGTATCCGGGGTTCCAATCCCGGCACTGGATTTTGCCAGTGCCTGATCACTATGGCACAAGTATTTTGCGTTGTAAATTTACCGTAAAGGTAATAATAAGCGCATAGTGTATGATATTTCAACCTTATGTGGTTTGTCTTCGTAGCTGTTCAACACAGTAATCGAGATGTGTCTGCACATCCTTCATGGATAGCTGTGAGCTGGTGACATAGTTCACCAGTGCAGTAAGTTCGGCCAGCGGCCCGTCGACGTTGAACCCGTCTTTATCAAGTTCCCGCAATAAAGTCATAAGGTGCGAGTTCTCCACCAGGGATATAACGCCTCCCGGCGTGTGTACTCTTTCATAAAATCCATCTTCCAGTGGGTGGTGATACCGCTGTTGCATTAACCATTCTCCATACAAACACTGTATATATATACATATATCAGATGAACCACTGTTTCACCAGTATGATTTTTAATTACCTGTGAGGTAATAACTTTGTTGATTACATCTCGTGCGATTCATATATGGTTCGTTGGGTAATAGAATAACCAGTAGTGCGGTGCGCCGGGTGCTGCGACTTTCTGGAGTTTAAACATGACGGTCTCAACCGAAGTTGACCACAATGACTACACGGGTAACGGGGTCACGACATCATTCCCCTATACCTTCCGAATTTTTCATAAGTCTGATCTGGTGGTGCAGGTTGTTGACCTGAGCGAAAACATCACTGAATTAACACTGGACACTGACTACACGGTGACAGGTGCTGGCGGATATACTGGCGGGAATGTTGTTTTATCGTCGCCTCTTGCCAATGGTTATCAGATTTCGATATCCAGAGAGTTACCGGTTACCCAGGAGACTGATCTCAGAAATCAGGGTAAGTTTTTCGCAGAAGTGCATGAGGATGCTTTTGATAAGTTGACCATGCTGATACAGCAGGCAATTAGCTGGCTGCGCCTTTCTTTACGTAAGCCGTCTTTTATTGCAAATTATTATGATGCCCTGGGTAACTACATACGAAATCTTCGTGACCCGTCACGACCACAGGATGCAGCTACAAAAAATTACGTTGACGGGGTTGCTGAAGGTAACATTTCTTATGCAGATTCTCTATTTAAAAGAACCTTAAGAGTTCCTGAGGATTATGTTGACCAGATACCATCAAATGCTGATAGATCAAATAAAATACTTGCTTTTGATTCTGGAGGTAAACCGATTGCTGTTTTACCTGAATCTGGTTCTGCTTCAGATGTTTTAATTGAGCTGGCAAATAACGGTGATAAAAAAATTGGTAGCTCATATGGTGGCACAGTTTATAGCGACTACCAACAATCAATTTTTGTCAAAAAAGGAGATTTTTATTCCGGTTTAAGCATATCGGGAAAAGATGATGCCTACCTTTTTTCTGATGGGCTATGGTATGTATGGACTGGCGCATTACCGCACACGATCTTGTCGGGTGAAACTCCTGATGTAGAAACAACTAAATGGGCTTGTGTAGGCCTGCTTAATGGGCATGAAATTTGTTCTGCTCTTAACTATAGCGATTCATGGGGCATCCATGATGATTCACCATTACTTCGCAAAGCCATCATTAGTTTAATAAGAACTGGATATGCAAGATTTTGCATTAACGCTGGCGTTACTATTAACCTTTTTACTGATTGCGAAATTCCGTTCTATCTGGATGGGAGGGCTGTGTCTTTCCGTTTTCATGGAGAAACAGCAATTGGTTCTTTAGGAAGAGTGTCAGAACTAGTAGTAGCTCTAGGTATTAGAGGTCTTGTATTCGAGGCTATTCAAGTAGAGATTGACCATTTCACTATGCGTCAGTGGGTTGGTAATGCTGGGCAGTCTATTGTCAGTTATACATCTGATACAGTTACGCTATCTTTTGACCCATGGCCTGACGGACGCACCCCAGTGATATGGCCTTGGGGAACTACTGCTGGTGATGGCACTGTTTACACAAGCTTTTTAGAATTTACAACTGACAGTGGTGGTTATTACGCATCTGGCGTAACTCGCAACTTAGATGGAACCGTAACACTAACCAATGTCCATCCTATTGGGCCAACTAATACAATCGCTTCCGCAACGATTGTTAACTTTTTCCAGAGTCATGCTAATAACTATCCAGAAGGAAGTTTCGCAGATACGGCAGCAGTAATCACCCTGGGGGTATCAGAAAACCCATTTATTCATAACTTATGGGTGCTTGCTGTCTATCGAGGCTTTGCTCACGGTCTTGGCTCTGGAGCAGGTCCGGGAGTATTGATGGGAAATATCGGCGTATGGTCTGATATTGTCGTAGACAACGCTTTATACTTTATAGCTAATACTGATGTGAATCCATCATCTGGGCAAGGCATCAACAATGGGATGTTCAATAACATTCAGTTATCAAACGTCCGTCGTGGAATAAGAGCACGTAGAGCCTACAATCTTGCATTCACAAACCTTCAGCATATTGCTAGCGGTAATGTTTCATTTGATGCTGTTACTATACTGGCAAATGAAATAGAAGGTGTTACTTTAAATGGATCTCAGTTTGGTTGGACATCTATCGACTGGGTTATAGATACATGGGTTCCTAAACTACTCAAGTGTACCCGATTACGTCGCTCCTCTATTACTGGATGCGTGTTCGGTCGACATGATGTAACCATCACAAGAGGTGCCGTAATTGACGTTAAGGACGGCACAATACTAGGTTTAACACTAACTGGTAATTCTATGGTTACAATCGACGAAAACTCAGATTCAAGTAACTATGGATGGATTGAGTGTAATGAGCTTAAATCATCAGTTATTTCTGATAACTCCCCTAGTTCAGGTAGTGAGCTTGGTGGAAGCATTAATCTCTCGCTGAGAACTGCTTCTAATGACTTAACAAAATTTGATAACACATATTTTGGTCAACCAGTCAGAACAAACGCAGAAGCTGGTGTGTTTGATAATGAACTAGCATCCGGTGGAAATGTTTTTGACAGCACAACTGAATACAGAGACGCAGGTAAAATTTTAATCTTTGTTGATGTAAACAATGCTGCTGTATGGCCTGATAATTCAAGGAATATCATACCATTCGGCGGAGGATTAACAGGAGGTAAAACACTTGGATTGCCTACCCCAGCAGTACTCCTGTCATTGAAAAGAAGAAGTGTTCTGGTTGATTTGTCATCTGTGGTTTTTGGTAGCCAGACAATTGGAGTGTATAACGGGGCAACTTTGGTATCAACAATATCAACTCCTGGTGTTTATGAGTTTCTCCTCGTAGGGGCAAAATACATAAAATTATAAGCTTAACAGGCCGGGAAACCGGCCTATTTTTTACTAATTATTTTTTGAAGTTACTAAATAGTCACAATGAAAATTTAAACCATATATGGTTTATTGTGTATGATGTGATCACCAACTAATGGGGGTCTTTATGCACAGTAAACGGTGGTCACCATGTCAGCCCAGCTAACCAGTGAGTCTTTAAATCAGTGGCTTAGTATGGGTTCTCTGGCTGCAGTGATCGCAGGAGTTCCACCAGAGGTGGCGCTTGGTGCTTTATCAGGTGCGGTAATATTTATTACCTCAGCCGTTGAGTATCCAATACGCCGTCGGGTTCTCCTGTCGATGCTCAGCTTCCTCTGCGGGCTTCTATTCTACAAACCAACTGCATCAATCCTTATCGGCGTAGCCAGCCTGATCCCAACTATCACGCAGGACTCTTTCGAGAAAGGGATCGTCTTCTCTGCTGGCGCGTTCGTGTCGGCAATCGTCGCAGTACGTATTGGTATCTGGCTCTATCACCGTTCCGACAATCCACGCGATTTAATCCCGGGGAGAAAAGACGATGACAACTCATGAGCTGCTTTTACTGATTGCCAATGCGGTTATCTGTTCAGCTATAGCAATCCGCGTCGGTACATTCAGGCGTAATGGATCGCAACACCGCCGGTGGGGTGGGTGGATAGCCTACTTCCTTATCGTGGCATCAGCCAGCATCCCCGTCCGGGCTGCATATGCAATCTGGTATCACACACCAATGTCCGCTGATTTATCAGAGGTCATCATCAATGCTGTCATGCTTGCCGCCGTTCTGAAGACGCGCGGTAACGTCGTGCAGATATTCAAAATATCGAGGTCTCAACATGAGTGAACTTGCATGGATTTCTGAAGGAAGAAAATATATAGGGCAACTGGAAATCAAAGGCCCTCGTCATAATCCTCTAATTCTCCAGTTCTGGAAGGATATTAAACGAGGTGGTATCAAAGATGATGAAACGCCATGGTGTGCTGCATACGTCGGATCAATGCTCGAGCGTGTCGGAATCAAATCAACCCGTTTCGAGTCTGCAAAATCTTACCTCAACTGGGGCGTCGAAATTAGCGAACCAGCTTATGGGTGTGTAGTGGTATTCAATCGTGACGGTGGCGGACATGTCGGGTTTGTTGTCGGACAGCAACAGAACGGTGACCTGATGGTGCTGGGCGGTAATCAGTCAGATGCCATCAATATTCGTGCATTTTCACGCTCCCGTGTCACCGGTTACCGCTGGCCTGTTAATGTTGCCAAGGACAACAGGAAGTTACCTTTAATGACCGGCTCATTATCGGTGAGTGAATCATGATCAGAGCATTCATGAAAGCGTACTGGAAACAGTTGCTTATCGTGGCGATGCTTGCTGCTCTGGTGATCGTCGGCGTTGTTGCCTGGAATGTTCATGGCAGCCGACAGTATGACGCCGGGTATGCGCAGGCAAAGACAGACCGTAAAACCGAAGATGATAAAGCTCGTCAGCACGACGAACAGGAGAAAGCAATCAATGAACGTAAAGCGCAGCAGAGGATCGACCAGGCGCGCAATGATGCTCTTGATGCTGCCGCTCGCGCTGGCAGGTTGCAGCAACAGCTCGTTGCCATCCGTGAGCAGCTCAGGCAGTATAACGCCATTGTCGGCGCTGGGCCGTCAGCCGCAGACACCGGTGTTTTGCTTGCCGACTTGCTCAGCAAATCTCTCGAGCGAAACCGACAACTGGCAGAGTACGCTGATCGGGCAGCCGAAGCAGGAAGAGTCTGTGAAAAGCAGTACGATTCGCTGACCAGGTGACATGGCATTTTTCATGGTACTGATTTCCGGCGACGGTATATAAAACGGTATTGGAAATTTTGTTTCTTTAAAAGTTGTTGTCAGTCAATTACTTATGTTGTCCGTAAATAATTGAGTGGGAATGATTTAACGTCTGGCAACAGCCTGCACGTAAAAGCAGTAAAGTACCTCTAAGCCCGCGTAACTGCGGGCTTTTTTGTTTTTGTATCTGGCACTTTCTGGCAGCTGTTAGCAACGGGAAGCACGGTTTTTTCAATGGAATTTTTGATGGTACTCTCTGGTTTCGAATTCAGGTTTGAAAAAGTACCATGTGATAAATTTCGGTTGAGTTATGGTATTTATTTTTTATAACTCAATTAAAAACAGAGAGTTAAACAAGTTTTCTGAATTTTTTACAACATGGTATTTTTGATAAAGGAAAACAATAAAACATGTTGACTGACACCAGGCTGCGTCACCTTAAGCCGAAGGAGAAACTCTATAAAGTTAATGACCGTGATGGTCTGTATGTTGCGGTCACTCCGGCTGGAACTATTTCATTTCGTTATAACTATTCAATAAACGGAAGACAGGAGACCGTTACTTTTGGCCGCTATGGTGTTGGAGGGATCACGCTTGCAGAAGCGCGTGAACGGCTCCATGAAGCTAAAAAAATGGTTGCCAGTGGAAGATCGCCAGCGAGGGAAAAAGCTAGAGATAAAGCTCGTATCAAAGATGCGGAGACTTTTGGTGCATGGGCTGAGAAATGGTTACGCGGTTATCAAATGGCTGAATCGACGCGTGATATGCGGCGTTCGGTATATCAAAGGGAGTTGAAGTCAAAATTTGCGCAGCAGAAATTGACCGAGATTACACATGAAGACTTACGCGCATTAACCGATAACATTGTCGAGAGAGGGGCACCGGCGACAGCTGTGCACGCCAGAGAGATTGTATTGCAAGTCTATCGCTGGGCTATTGAGCGCGGTCAGAAGGTTGAGAATCCCGCTGATCTGGTACGGCCTGCAAGCATAGCGAAATTTGAGCCTCGTGACAGGGCATTGACGCCAGTTGAAATTGGTCTGATGTATCGGTACATGGAACGGGTAGGAACGACGCCATCAATCAGAGCAGCGGTTAAACTTTTGCTGTTAACGATGGTACGTAAAAGTGAGCTTACTAACGCAACCTGGAACGAGATCAATTTTAGTGAGGCATTATGGACGATACCAAAGGAGAGGATGAAACGACGTAATCCACATTTGGTTTTTCTTTCCAGACAGGCAATGGATATTATGATTGCTCTCAAAACCTTTGCCGGTAGCTCTGATTTTATCCTTCCTTCGCGGTACGATTCCGATGCGCCAATGAGTAGCGCTACTTTAAACCGGGTTTTGACACTGACGTATCGTCTGGCTCAGAAAGAAGGGGACTTGTTACCTAAGTTTGGTCCCCATGACTTACGGCGTACTGCCAGCACCTTGCTACATGAGGCCGGGTACAATACTGACTGGATTGAGAAGTGCCTTGCCCATGAACAAAAGGGGGTACGAGCTGTTTATAACAAGGCTGAATATCGTGAGCAGAGGGCCGAGATGCTACAAGATTGGGCGAATATGATTGATGAATGGACTAGTAAGTAGTTAATAATCAGTGATTTAAGTGGATATACTTCTTTTATCTACGCCAGGAGAGCAATTTTAGCCGCTAAAATTTACTGAATCTTTACTGGTTTTATCTGGATTGCATAAAAAGGAAAAATAAAAGTGCCTGAGTTGTCTGTAATTATACAATGGATGAATCAATACCCTAAGACCGGCTGGCTATTGCTGTGTATCTATATTGCACTCGGTGTAGTTCGTCACAGAGTAATTAATGCTGAATCTGGAAGTGTATTTCGTGGACTACTCAATCTTAGGAAGCGCCGGCTAGAGCAAATGCTGACACAGCCATATTTGAATAAAAATGCGGTCCGTCTGGCAAAGCGTGAGCTTCGTCAGCGCAGCCTTTATCGGCTCACAGGCTTGTATAATTATCGGCTGCAGGATTTGGCTGTAATAATGTGTGATCGTTATGGGTTGCGGGCTGGTTATCTCAAGCCGTGGCGTAACTGGCTCGAAGAACGGGATGGACGGATTGTGTTCAACAGGAAATGGCATTGTTTTCGCTGGCGTCTTTTTCTGGTAGGTCAGATTGTAAACACAGTTCTACTAATCTTATTCATTATGTATATAGTTTCTCATTCTTCGGCCGAAATGATCGCACCGCTTATGTTACTCTTCATGCTTGTATGGTGGTTTCCTTGGCTAATGATCACCTCGGTACCTACCCCTAGGTGGACTCGCGAAATGGAAGTCTATCTTGAGAAATTTAACGCTGAACAGACCATGGTTTAAACTGTTCTTTGTTACCATGCATTCAGAGTGAATTGTCAGAGTTTTGGAAGATTCCATCCTACGAGTAATACTCACAAGGTAATTCACATAATCAATAGGTTAAGTCATAAGCTTCTTGACCCTACATGAGAAGACGAATTTTAGCTGCTAAAAGTTTGGGCATATTTGGACTTAAATGCCACCGACATGATTCTAATAATTAAGCCAGTACCTAATGAGCCAAGAGAAGACAACTGTAAACGCCCCTTGGCTTAGACTTGCTTTCAGGAAAGCGAATGCTTTTTATGGTCAGGGACAAGTAAGGGGATGAGCCATTGCATAACCATAAAACCAATTCGTTCTATGTCATTACAGATCGGCTTCAGTGATTTACTGGTGAGGTAGTATCACTGTGATCCGTTTTGCATAACGCTTACAGCTGCGCTACAAACAATAAACTATAATACTGTATTTTCAAAATCATCAATTTGAAGCAGGGTAATCGCGAAAAACCCTCGTAAGTGGCTGGTTATAATTCAATAAAGTGGATGATATTAAGACTTAAACTGCCACCATAATAGCTCGTGGATATACTATTTTAAATATAAAATTCTTTCCTCACAGACGCTAAGGCCTTGGACACAGCCTGCTTTGTCATAGTTGTGTAGTGATTTTTTTCTAAAACCTGTGCGGTTTCAAACTGGTTAAAACCTTGGTGTTTTAATATGATTATTTTTTTCTTAGTATCAGTGAATTTGGAGTCAACCATTCGTCTGGCAATATTCCTAAGTTTATCTAGATCTGCTGGGGTTAAAGTTTGACCCTGCATCCACTCATGAAAATAGGTATCAATCAATATATCCCCTGTGTTTGCGTTAGCTTTATGCGGTTTAGCGCATTGCCGTCTAAGCCTTATTAATTCTTTATTGAACTGTTCGAGAGACCGCTTTCCTTGTCTGTATTTGGGATTCCATAGACCATTGGTGAGTTTGGGCCTATGGTCAGAACAATATCGATGACTAAGGACCTGTTTTTCATGAACGGGGAACTCATTATCGTTAGCAACAAATTCTGATATCTCACTGATCAACTTGGAAAATTCGGTTAGATTACCGCAGAACTCGCAATAACCGAGCTTACGCTGTGAATTTATAGTTACTCCTTTTGCAGGAGAGGATTTCTTCGGCCGCTTGGATGCGCACTCACTGACTAATTCAATAAGAGACTCAATCGTAGCGGTAAAGCATTTATCAAGAGAAGTTTGTTGATCTAAAGTCAGAACGAAATTACGCAAAAGAAGTCTTTGTGCCTGTACTACGACGTTTAAGCCCACTTTTTTAAGTACATCACTAAATCCTAGATTTACTCCAGAAATGTAGTCTTTATGACTTGGTGGCAGGGAATTTACATAAGCAGCTACTGCTGGATCAATAACTTCCTGTATGAGACGCAGTATTGGATACCTCCGTGAAAATATGGAGTACGGATAACTACGCTCTACAAATAATTTAATTGCAGCTGCAACTGTGAGGTCACAGCCTTCCCAGATAGTAATTTTCATGTCAACCATTTTAGCCAATGAATAGGTTTTAGCAAGTGGTAATGCTTGGCATTGTATAGGCCTGATTGGAAACAGGAGGAAGGCAGATGCAAACAAAGGCACATAGCACGCTCATTAACAGAAAAACACTTCTGGAAATGATCCCATTGTCAGCCCGCACTATTTATAACCTTGAACAGCGAGGCGAGTTTCCTCGCCGTATAGCACTTACTAGTCGAAATGTTGCATGGCAGTTATCCGAAGTGGAACAGTGGATTGCGGATCGTAAATCAGCAATGTTTAAAGCGGCCAGACCCGGTGTTGTTTTAGGTAGGTAACAGCAATGTCATTGAACATAATGGAAGCATTTGAAGCTAAGCCACAACCAATTGATTACGTCTTGCCTAATTTGGCTATTGGTACTATCGGAGCGATTGTTTCTCCGGGAGGCGCTGGAAAGTCAATGCTGGCATTACAATTGGCTGTGCAGATTACTTGTGGTGTAGATCTTTTAAACTTTGGTGAATATCCGACTGGGTTGGTGGCATATTTACCTGTGGAGGACTCTGAAACCATCGTTCACCATCGTTTATATGCGTTGGGAAAATATCTAACAGCACGTCAGCAGCAGATTGTAGCTGATAAGCTACTGGTCGAACCTTTGGTAGGGAAGTGTCCAAATATTTTCTTGCCGGATTGGAGCAACTTGATCAATGAAGTTTCAAAAGGTAGACGTTTAATAATTTTGGATACTCTTCGCCGTTTCCACCAGGAGGATGAGAATAATAGCGCAGCAATGTCCAAAGTCATTGGAAAGCTAGAAGGTATTGCTGCTGATACTGGATGTTCGATTATATTTCTACACCATTCAAACAAAGGCGCTGCCACGATGGGGGTTGGTGATATACAGCAGGCAAGCAGGGGTAGTAGCGTCCTGGTTGATAATATACGGTGGCAATCTTATCTGGCGGGCATGACCGCCTTGGAAGCGAAGACGTATGGTATTTCTGATGATGTTCGAGGTCAATTTGTTAGATTTGGAATAAATAAAGTAAATTATGGAGAACGTGCGCCAGATCGTTGGTTACAGAGACATGAGGGGGGAGTATTAAAAATAACGGCGCTCAGCTCGAAGAATAATAAAAAGCTTACTAAAGAAAGAACATCTACCTGGAGTGGCGCTGACAATGACAACTGGTAATAAAGTGGCACCCACAAGTACAGCTTGGCAAGCCCGAGTAATTCTGTACCAGCCAAGCCAGCGTCCTAAGGAGGTGAAGGGACAATGGATGGAGACTAGTTTTGGTCGTTGTCGTGTTACCGGACGGCTCGGACAGCGTCATGCCGATATCGTAGAGACAATATTATATGTTGCCGAGCAACGTCGTGAAATTTCTGATGGTGGAATCGAATTATTAGTAGATCCAGCGAAAGTACGCCGAACGCTATCCGATGCACAATACAGTTATGGTCGTATACAGAAATTGCTTTTAGATCTGCGCGTCGCAACAGTTGAAATTATAACGCCAGAGCTGGAGAAAAGCGGCGACTGTATAATAGGGGGACTGATCGATCATGTAGTGCCATCACCTATGACGCGTCCAGATCCTTTGACTGGGGGAGAACGCCGTTTATGGCGTGTCCGTCTGGGTGTTGCATTAGCGATGTTACTCAAAAAAGATTTGCCATTTTATTATCATCCTGGCCCCATAGCTCGGCTACAACATGGTATTAGCCAGGCAGTCGCTCGTCATGTCTTAACCCATAGTAATAATCCTTTAGGAGGGTGGTATATGGATACGTTGATATTAGCAGTATGCGGTGAAGGAACGAGTAATATGACTTTACGTAACTATCGTCGGAGATTGAAAGAAGATTCCGTGCAATTGCTGGAAATTGGAATTGATTTGAACGGTTCTAGGATAAAACGTGTCACAACGGCCCGATATTGTGTCACAACGGCCCGATAGCGTGTTATAGCGGCCCGGTAGCGTGCTACAGCGGCCCGATTTTTTACTATTCAGCAGTATTTACAGGATCGTTCAGGATCTACAGTCTTTGAAATCACCTGCCTGAGCAGGCGCTTTCAAATCTAGAATCGGCCAAAGGCCGATGGTTGTACGCCAGAAGAAGAGATTACTTACTCGTTTGGTATATTGACACTTGAGGTAGGTTTTATGACATATGAGGTACGCCCCTAGCTTTAGGCATAGGGAGGAAGATTTTAGCCGCTAAAATCTGCAATGCACATGCTTTGACAATGTAAGTAAAAAAGTGCATGAGAAAATAAAATATTTCTTACAATATATCGAAACATAAATACAGTTGGTGGACGCCCATTTATAACTACTAAAGGTCATTTTCAAAAGGGAGAAATATAGTTTCCTTGCAAGAAACACATTTGCTGCAGATCTTTACCCGAGTAATCCTATATTAATACGCTAAGAAAACACATCCTGTACACTGAAATACACATTGATGTGCACAGATATACTACGGCAACAGGAGGGCAGGACATGTAAAGTAGGCCCACCGCTACGGTGTTCCAACTTTACCACTCCCTATTCGCCGCATCGCGGCTCAAGGGCGTCCTGCTCTGCCAGGCTACCGCCTGTATGGAGAGCTATATGAAAGTTACTCAGACTAGAAAAAATAGTACGCCAATAAAAGTTTATTGTTTACCCGAAGAAAAAATTCTCATCCAAGAAAATGCAGAAGCATCTGGATTAAGTGTTGCCTGTTTTGTTCGTAGAGTTGCAATGGGTTATCAGGTTGATTCTATCGTAGATATAAAACAGGTTAATGAACTTAGCCGAGTAAACGCTGATCTTGGAAGACTTGGCGGATTACTTAAATTATGGCTCGCAAATGATCCTCGAACAGTTGATTTTTCACCCACCCTGATAAGAACCTTGCTTGCGAAAATAGAATCAACTCGGCAAGAACTAAGGAACATTATGGATAAAATCTTGGATAAATAAATGTGTGGTTTCCTATATACCTGCGTCTGTTAAAAGACAGTGTGTTAAATATTACTGAACTGATGAAAAAGAGGTGAGCAAATGAATTTAATGTTCCGAGTGGTTTCATTACAAAGAGGGATTTTAGCCGCTAAAAAAGCTTTAATAGTTCCTTTCGTGGCGTCCGTCATGGCATTACCGGTTAAGGCCGGAATTCCCGTTATTGATGGCACTAATGTGGTTCAGACCACAATCAGCGCAGTTAACAACGTTCAGGCTGTGACTAAACAGATCCAGCAGTACCAGACGCAGCTGCAGCAGTATGAAAACATGCTCAAAAATACCGTCGCACCTGCGGCCTATATCTGGGATCAGGCCAATTCAACCATCAACAAATTGTTGCAGGCGCAGGACACTCTTAATTACTACAAAAATCAGGCCGGGAGTCTTGATTCATATCTGAAACGTTATCAGGACGTGAATTACTACCGCTCATCACCGTGCTTTAACAGTAATGTTGAATGTACTGCAGATGAAATCAGCGCACTGCGTAAAGCAGAACAGAACAGCTCTGAGGCGCGTAAAAAGGCCAATGACGCCGTTTTTAAGGCTCTTGATGAACAGCAAGAAACACTGCAAAGCGATGCTGATAACCTGGCAGATTTGCAAACTCAGGCAACCGGCGCACAAGGGCAAATGGAAGCTATTCAGGCCGCTAACCAGCTTGCAAGTGCTCAAACGAACCAGCTGCTGCAAATCCGCTCGCTCCTGGTAGCCCAGCAAAACGCTGCAGCAACACTGGCACAGGCTCAGGCAGATAAAGAATCACAACAGATAGCCGCTGATGAAAAAGCGTTAGCTGGAGAGAATACACCAAGCCCGAAGCGAATTTGGTGAGGAAACGCAGAATGGGTAATGACTCCAACTTATTGATAGTGTTTTATGTTCAGATAATGCCCGATGACTTTGTCATGCAGCTCCACCGATTTTGAGAACGACAGCGACTTCCG